GGCGAGCGTATCTGCATGGCCGCTTGCAAGGCTTTCTCGCTTGCCTTCATCCAGTCGTCGCGGCTTGCCTCGTCCAGTGCCAGATCGCGGATGACGTCCTGCCCGATGCGGTTGAGCGTGTTTGCGTCAAGCAACTCGGCAAGGTTTTCGTTGTCCGGGTCGATGATCTCGTGGAAGTCGAGTTTTGAGCGCAGTTCGGGCGCTTGTTCCTCGATTCCGGTTTCGTCAAATGCGGTGGCCAACTTAGTATCCTCCAGCTTCCGAGCGGCCTTCGTCGCCAACCCATTCTTCCTCGTCTTCGTATGACGGCAGCACAGGCACAGCGAACGTCAGCGCCAGCCCGTCGCCATCGTCAGGCGATGCAAGCCCGCGCGCTTTCATGTGATCCTTGCGCTCAAGTTGAATTTCGTCGCGGGAGTTGAACGAATACTCCACGCCGGTCAGGTCATCGGCCAGCGTCTGGTCATCGGGGATCGCACCGCCTTGCAGCCATTCGCGCATGATGGCCCATATCTCGGCACGGCGGTTCGCAACCTTGACGCCATCTTGCAGCCGGACAGCACCCAAAGGCTTGCCGCCGAACTGGACGCCGACAACGGGCAGGCCCAATTGCTTCAAGCGGTCCACAACGCCCGCACCAATCCCGCCCTCGTCAACGCATATTACGGTAGCACCGTGCGTCCGGTGTTCCTCCGCCACCCTTGACGCCAGTTGCATCGTATCGACGCCTGACAGCCTTATGGGGGCGATTGATCGGGCATCGCGGCCCCTGCGGAAGTAAATCGTGCTGCTATCATCACCAAAGCGGGCAACGTCCACGCCGATTGCAAGCGGTTCGTAGGGCTCGACCGCGACAATCTCCGCCCGCGCCCTGTCAACGGCGGCGGACGAAATGAACTGCATCGACGAGGCGGATGGAAACAGCCCGCGAACGCGAACCTTTACGATGTCGCTGTCCTCGCCATAGGTCGCGACCAGCTCGTCAAGATATTTCTTGTTCGTGCCCTCGACCGTGCGGCTGTCGATGTGGCGGGTTTTCCACAGATGACGAAACCGCCCGAAGCATTCACGGAAGCGTCCTGTGTTGCGCGTCGGGTTGCCGAACGCGATCCAGATCAGTTCGGTGCGCTCGTCGGTTAGTGCGCCTTCAATGACCTCCCAAACCTTGTCGGCAATGGTTGAGCTTTCGTCCGTGATGACAACGATGCGCTTGCCGACGTTATGCAGACCGGCGAAGGCTTCGGTGTTGTTTTCCGACCATGTGACGGCATCGACGCGCCAGTTCTCGTCATGCCCTGGCACAACCGAGAATATGCCGGTCTTTGTTGGCCGCCACCAGTCCCGCGTGATTGAGAGATTGCGCCATTTCAGCACCTCAGGCCATGTCTTGGTGCGAAGCTGCTGTTCTGTGTTCGCCGTAATGACAATGCGCGTGTCTTCGCATGTGTCGCTCGCCCAGTCGATCAGCATGGCGATCAGTGCCGACTTGCCGATGCCGTGGCCTGATGCGACCGCAATGCGTATTGGCTGATGCCGTGTTGTTGGGTTTTCCAGGTGCTCGCGAAGATCCTCCATCACGTCGCACTGCCAAGCACGAGGTCCTTTTTCGGGGATGGATTGACTGTTCCACGGGTAAGCATAAACAGCATAACCGAGCGGATCGTGCGTAAAGCCCGCAATGTCATTGGCGAGCATGATGACGGGATTGATGGCCCTACTCGCCACCGGACATCTCCGCTACTCGTGCGCGACCCTGAGCAATCAGTTCGCCAAGACTCCCAGTGGCATTCAGGTCAAGACCAGATGTTTCCTTCCAACCCATGCGGGTCTTGGCCCAGAAGATCAGGCTGGTCGTGTCTCCTGCCATTGCCTTCTGGAACAGCTTGCCTCCGATCTTTGCGTTGACGCGGAGCGCCCCGTTGTCCAATTCATCGCGGCAATGGCGGTCAAGGCTGTCCACCGACCTCTTCATGAGGCTGGCAATCTGCTCCTGCGTGTATCCAATCGAGACATAGTGCTCGACCAGGCGACGCTCTTCCTCTGTTGGTTCCCATGACGGTCGCGCCATTATGCTGCCACCTTCTGGTTACGCTTGGCACGCATGTCGTCGAACAGGCGGCCGTCCTCGTGCTTGGCCTGCTGGCCCGTGAATTCCTGCCAGCGAATGACAGCCACGTCGACGTAAGCGGGTGTTATCTCGACTGCCCGACATTCGCGGCCACTTTTCTCGCAAGCAATGATCGTCGTTCCGCTACCGCTGAAAGGCTCATAGATACATTGGTTTGGCTTAGTCAGCGCCTCAGAAAGTGCTTGATAGAGAGCCACCGGCTTAGGGCAGGAATGCAGTTCTCGGAGACTCTTCCCGTCGACTACCAGCCGGTCGGTCTTAATCTCCAACACATCGTTTCGCAGCTTGCGTTCTGGCGTGTGACCGACCGTCAATATAGGTTCCCAAGTCGAAGCGCCGCCAAGGCCATTGCCAGCGGCGGCAAATCCTTTGGCCCAAACGATCACTCTTGACCGGCCAAACCGACTAATATCGCGAGCGAGATTATTGAGCCCCGGAGTCCAGCACTTCGGATTAGGTCCAAGCAAGAAGGCGTCCGCAACTAGCTGCGCGTTGGCATCGTTGTCGGTGTCATCATGTTCGGCATATTCATAGCCCAGGCCGTAGGGTGGATCGCTCAAGATCATCACGCAACCCGAACCGCCTACCTTCTCTACGACTAGGGGGTCTGTCGAATCCCCGCACACCAGCCTATGCTTACCTAGCAGCCAGACGTCTCCGGGCACTGTGACCGGCTCTGCGGGCGCGACAGGTATATCGTCGGGATCGGTCAGGCCTTCGGTCTTGTCGACCAATAGCGCGGCGAGTTCTTCCTCGTTGAAGCCGAGCAGAGAAAGATCAAACCCATCTTCGCCAAGCCCAGCGATTTCGCTCGACAGCAATTCAGCATCCCAGCCTGCATTCAGGGCAAGCTTGTTATCGGCAATGACCAGCGCGCGCTTCTGAGCATCGGTTAGTCCATCAAGGATGACGCAGGGAACATCAACCAGGCCCAGCTTTCGCGCGGCAAGCAAGCGGCCATGCCCAGCAATGATTCCGCCACCCTCATCGATCAACAGCGGGTTGGTCCAGCCGAACTCGCGTATGCTTGCTGCTATCTGTGCTATCTGCGCATCGGAGTGTGTGCGGCTATTGCGGGCGAATGGAATTAAATCGGAAACTGGCCGCGAAACCATTTTTCTAGTTCCGCATAATTCATCCGTGGCTGTTGACTTTGCGCCCATAGGGCAATTCAGTTAGGGCATGTTTTGCCGCTTGTAACTATGACAAAATTCGTGGGGCTGAAATTCTCGGCAAGGTGCGAAACACGGTGCGCAGCGGGATATGCAATTCTCGGGCGATGCGTGACTTGTTGACGTGCTGGCCGGTTGCCACAAGTTCGTCGTAACGCTCCTGGATGCGCTGACGCTGTCGTGCAGGCCGCCCCCTAGCCATCTATCGGTTCTCCGATTCAAGAATTGCCCAATCTGCCGCCCGTTCAAATCTCTTTGCTGCATATCTCATTTTTCGGAATGCTTTTGCTTCAAGCTGGGCGACACGGGTCCCCGACGTTCCCAACTCTTCCCCCGCTTCGGCCATTGTGGCCCCTTCCATTCGTAGGCGCACAACTTTTTGTTCGCGTTCGGTAAGGTGTGTCAGGAGCCTTTCGGTCTCCAACCGTGCCCATGTTTCGCGCTCACCAGAATCGTCCATCAGCGCGATTATCTGCGGCTCACTCATTTCAACCGTGACAGAATTTGCTGGGAGTTCCATGTTTCGTTGTTTTTCCGAAAACATGTCGTCAACGTCGCACTTGAGTGCGGCCGCCACGTTTTCAACTAAACCCCGCCACTCCCCGTTTTGCGTCGTAGGTTTCTCCCGCAGATTAACGACGGCGCAAAGTTGACTGACATTTACTCCTGCCGCCCGCGCAAGTTCAGCCTGCGTTCGGTAGCCAGCCTCTGCCATGAGACGCAATATCCGCGCGTTGCGGACTTTGACGGTTACGGCGTAATCCATCTATTCGCCCTCCCCTAGTGCTGCGGTGTGTGGTGAAAAATAATTTTCACGCCGTGTCGATTTGTGTTGACATGTAGGGCCAATGGCCCTATTCAGAATAGGCCAACGGGGCACTGCCCCACCTGACAAGGGAGAATGAAAATGACCATTGAACAAAAAATCGCTGAAGCCCGCAAAACCATCCTCAACAGCGCCCCTGGTTCCGCTGCCGCAAAGCGTGCTGGTTATGACCTTATCACTCTGCGCGATATGCAAGCCAACCCCGCCGCCTACTTCAAGGCGGCGTAAGGTGAGCGGCAATCTCCCAAGCCTCTCCCCGCGCGCACAACGCGCCCTAGATGTCTTGTCGAACGGCGGAGTTGTGTCGCACCGCCTAGAACGTAATGCGTTCACAGGGAGGGAGCAGTTCCAGACACGCTTTTGTCTGCGCGGCGCAGTCGTCAAAGGCTTAGGCTTTGCAACCCATAAGGAACTGGAAGCGTCCGGCTTTAGGTTCAAGCAGGTGTATCGCTCATCAGTTTCAACTGAATACAAGTTAGACCATCGGTAAGGATGATTATGGACAAAAACCAATTCAAAGCTATCCGCGAACGGGCTGGTCTTACGCAGACCGGCCTTGCGGCATTTCTGCGCATAGAAGACATTAGATCGGTGCGCCGATGGGAAAAGGGGGATCGCGCGATAAGTGGTCCCGTCGCTTACCTTATGGAACTTCTTGACGCTGGCGTCATCCCGTAGCCTCATCTCGCTCATGCGCTGGTCCTGTGTTTGGTTGTCATGCGGCCCGAATCCGTGCGCAATGTTCGGCGTCCAGATCTCCAACTTTTATCCCAAGGCTGATAATCCAGTCCGGCGCGGCGCGAATTTGAGCGTTGGTCATCGGGCCAGCGGGCGGGCGTTTTTCTCCAGCCATGTCTTTCAAAATCGGCGCGTTGAGCGAGCGCAATTTCATGTTGCCATTCATGTCATAAATCCACTCGGCATCGGTGCGGCTGCAATTCTGATTGGCGCGGTCGAGATATTCCTGCGAGCCATATCCGCCGATTGTGCCGCGCGTCTGCCTCACATAGCTTTGCGCCAGTTCAATCAGTTCGGAAGCCTTGGGCATGTATGGGCTTTTCGCGGCCCAATCCTTTGCGGCGCGGTCAAGGTAATCCGTGGGAATGTGCGCAACGTCTGAAGCCAGCAATGCAAGCTGGGCGGCGTGTTGCTGCGGGTCAGTGCCCGATGCTGGCGGGTAGCGCAGGCCAATCGTGCCCACTATCCGGCTCGTCTCCTTCGAAACTCGATTGATAGAGCGCAAGGGCGGCGCTGGGCTTGTATTTCGGCTGAGAACCGGATTGTCTTGCATGTCCATTTCGATTTTCCCTCATAATTCTGTCGTGCTGATCGCGGATTCGGTTGTGCCAAGTTGCGTTCCAGTCAGGTCGAGCTGCGTCTTTCGTTCGGCATTTCGCCCAATAGTCGCGGAACCCATCCAGTTCGCGTTCAAGCCTGCCGGGTGGCCACAGGTCAGCGAGAGCCAAAACGTTGACAGGAAGAGGATTCGGAACCCAATCAGCAGGCAAGCGCGAAGCGCGCGGCATAGGTGTTACGTTAGTAACACCCTTCTTATCTTCTCTACTCTTATCTATAGGCTTAAGGGTCGCTTGGGCTAAGTCATTGTTTTGTAATGGCTGGCCCGCATTTTCAGCGCGCTTTCGTCCACCTTTCGCACCGCTTTCGGCTTGGTTTCGACGTTGTAATTCGCTCGAAACTATCTCCAAATCAGCGCGAACGTTCGAGATAAGCCCATTGACGGCTGTCAATTTGCCGAGTGAAACGAGCCGTTCGCGGATGACACTCCACTTACGGATAGAGACACCGCAGACGCCAGACAGCCAGCGTGCATCATCGGGGATAGGCCCCCCGCGATCATATATCAGGTCAAGGCAAAGACTGTATGCGCCCTTCTCTTCAAGGGTCAGCATCATTGTGCCGTGGATGAAATCGGCACCGCATCTTTTATACCAACGTCCGCTCATGGATTGCGCTCCAACAAAAATTGTTGAGCGCTTTGCCGCGACGTTGCGATTATACACCCGTCATTTTGACTTGTGAAGAATGGGGATAACTCATGGTTGTTCATGGCTGGGGATAATTTGCGGTTGTATTGCCGCTGGTTTGTCGCCCTGATTCCGTGAAGCCGCATTGTTTCCAAAACAGTGGCCGGATGGCGCTTCATAAGGCGTGCAATCGCAGCCACCTTCCACCCCTGCTTGGTTAATTCGGCATAGCACTTGCAACGGGCAGCTTGTGCGCGTTCGGTTGAGCGCGGCGCAAATATCTCGTCCAGGCTAACCCCATATCGCTCGCCAATCTGGCGGATTGTTTTCAGCGTGCGCTCGCGGGGCGTCATGGCCGCATCCCGCAATGGATTGCGCCCCAGCCGTGTGGATCTGCCCAGAAACGCTTTGCATAGGCCGCGTGAAGGGCATCACGAAGCATGTTGGAGCCTTTCACCATGTTTTGCTTGTGCGTTGCGTCGTGGGCGATTGGCTCGTCGTCTGGACGGTGGCCAATGATTGTCTTGGGAGGCTTGGGGCGCTCCAGTTCGACAATGAGCGGGTCGAGATTATACGCGCGGGCAACGCTTTCGGTTGAAAGGTTGAACGGCAGCTTTTTAAGCACCGCGCGGGTTGATGCTGTGAGGCGGTCGTATTTCATGACAAACTCACCACGATCTTGCCGTCGCGCGAACCCTCGCCCCATTGAATGCGCGGATTGAACAGGCTGTCATTGACGCCCAAGGAATAGGCTATGCCGTCCAGATAGGCTTTGCATGATGCCATGACGTTATCGAGATCACGCGGGCGCTTGTCGGGCGGATATGCCGTAATCAACACGTCAATGCGGCCTTCGATTGGCCTATGGTCTCTGCCCCGCCATGCCAGCGTGGCGTTGTGTGCCCATGACTTGTGCTTCATGGTTGCGCGGGCCTTCGCTGCCCAATGCGCGCGGCTGTTTGGCGATAGGACGCGATCAGGCCAGGGTAACTCGATCACCGTCCCCGCCCCTTCCGAGCCGCAGCACGGCGCTTTGCGTAGTCAATTCCGGCATAACTGTTGCGCCATAGCCAAGCGCGCTGTGCCAACTCTATGGCGGCCTGCAATTGGGCATCCGGCATATCAGGCGGTGCTATGAGGTGGATCATGCTGCTGACTCCACAAAGAGGTCGTTTTGTCTTTGCGCGTTGCCAATGCGCAGGCAGGCTATTTCAAAGAATTTCGGATCGCGCTCGATGCCAATGAAACGCTTGCCCATTTGATGCGCAGCGATTCCGGTTGTTCCTGAACCCATGAACGGATCTAGGATTGTTGATGTTTCGCCCTTCAGATGAGAGATTGACCAGCGCATAACCTCAACCGCTTTTTGCGTCGGGTGAAACCGTTCCTTCTCGCGGCTCATCAACCCATTTTGAGTCCAGCGGATTCGCTTCACGCTTTTCTTGTCAATATTTGTCCACGCAAGCTCGGCATCCGAGAAGGTGGGCATGGTGTTTTCTTTATCCCAGACCAGCCAAAAAGAGCCTTGCGGAAGCTTGTCAGTGAAGTAATTCCCGCCCCAAATTATTGACTGTTCAGCCTTTTCGAGTATGGTGGAAAACACATCGGCGGTCGGGGTTTCATCGTCCCAATCGCCCTCATATTCTCTTCGCGCTATGGGTTTACTGAAGCCGCCCGCGCCGCTGAAGCCGTCCGCGCCGCTGAAGCCGCCCGCGAGTCCTATGCCATACGGAGGATCGGTAACAACGGCGTCCACCTTGCCGAGCGTCGGCAATATCTCGCGGCAATCCCCGCAATACAGGGTGGCCAAGCCTATCTGGACAGGCTCAACCATGTTGCTTCGCCTTATACTTTGCCACGGCGGCCTTCCGTTTGCGGCCTGTCTCGATGAGGGGCTGGGCGGCGTCCAGCTTGTCCTGCAAGTCCTCGGCCTTTACTTGCCAGACCATTGCTTTGATGTTTGCAGCGCGTGTCTGTGCTTTCAGGTCGGCATTGGCAGCCTCAAGGGATGCTATGCGCAGAGCGTCGGAGGTGATGTCGTCGTTTTCACGGCGGGCGGAACCGAGCCAGTCTGCAAAGCGCAAAAACATGGTAAAGAACCGATTCGGAGCCTTGCCTGTCCCGATTTGACTCATCTGGATTTTACCCCTTGCGATTCGGCTAGTTGCGGACGATTTTTTGGTGATGCAGGAGTTGATACATGCGGCCCTGAGCAACCAGCCGCGCCCCAGAAATTACTCGGAAGCCCTTCGTGGGATGCACAAAGGCATAACCACCATCGGGCAAGTCCCGGTGGGGACGGTCCTTAGGCTCGTAGCCCGTCGCCTTCTTGGTCATGCGGCGCTGCAAGTTGCGGATCATGCTGGACATCGATCAGGCCAGAGCGCGGGCGCGGTGAACCTGATCGGCAAGCCGATTTTCGGCCTGTTCGAGATTGCTCAGGACAGAGCGGAGATTGTTAGGCTCTGGCTCGGTTGGAATGCCCGAAGCTATACCACCCATCTGGACAACCGAGCCGCCAAGGGTGCGGTCGAGAATATTACACAGGTCCGTGATAAGGCTGGCAACGCGCCCCGTGGTGCAGTCAAGGCGATAGGTAAGCGGCTCTTCAACCGCGACGGCATCCTTTTGCGCATAGCCGTAATCGGGTTCCATAATTCAGTTCCTTCCTTTGGTGATATGTGTGCCGCCACCCGTCGGACGGGAACCCATGGATGGCGGCTCCCCAGCCGTAGAGTTGGGGAATGGGGTCATACATCTACCTCGTCGAAAAACGACTGCGGCACGGCAATTCCGTGATCGGCTGCCAACCTGGCGAAAGCAATTCGCTTTGCTGCCGGGACGCCGCGAAAACGCCAATAATGAAGGTTCTGCCTGCTAAGGCCAAAGCGTTGAACAAGAGCTTCCCTTGGGATAGCGTCTACAACTTTTGTGTGTGAGTTTGGTGTAGCCATGCGCCCTTGATAATGCCAAAATTGGAAAAAGCAAACTCTTTTTTACCTATCACGCAAAAACTTGTTGACACCTTTTTTAGGCGCCGCTAAAGGTTGCTCATCAACACGGAGCCACGCACATGACCAACGCAACCATCACCCTCCACCAGTTCGAACAGATCGACGGGCTTCTGTCATCGCTCCTGCAAATGGGGCAGTTCGAAACTTGCGCCGATCCGCGCGCATATATCCAAACCAGCAACATCCTCCTGGACGCCTGCATTGATGCAATGGGCTACGGTTGGACGATGGCTTGGGCCAGCGCGGAAGAGGCTGCCGCTGCGATTGTCACGCGCGCCCTGACATCCACCAGCTTTGTCGGAGAGGACGCATAATGTTCGATAACCGCACAGCACAAGAACGTCGCCGCGATGAGCGCGACAAGGCATTGACCAACAAAGATCGGCTGTCTTGGGCAAAGACCACACTTGCCCGCTTTCCGTTCCGCGATGACCTGCGCGCGCTGATCAAGCAGATTGAGGGTGCATCGGCATGACCAACCCAGCCCGCCAATCAAAGGACCTAGCCGAACGCGAAGCCGCCCTAGAAGCATCCTGCCCAGCGCTTGCCCGCATACGTGCTGCCTACAAGACGCACGGTTATCGCCGGTTCAGCATTGGCGAGCTTATCGACATTTGCTCTGACGGCACATTGGGCAGCGCGACGGTTCAGGCCGTTGTGGCTGACGTGGTGCTCTGATGGATTGCGCACACGGTATCCCGATGGGCCTCATTTGCGGCGCTTGCGTTGCTGACCATAAGCCCGACATTGCTGACACGCTTGCGGAGCGCGGGAAAAACTATGGCTCGTTCGACAGCCACGCGGAATATTCTCAAGACCTGAAAAACATCATGCGTCAGTCACCGAACTGGAAAACGATGGCGGCTGACCAGCGTGAGGCACTGGAAATGGTGCAGCACAAGATCGGGCGCATTCTCAACGGCAACCCGAATTTTCACGATAGCTGGCACGACATTGTTGGCTACGCGAAGTTGGTTGCAGATCGGCTCGCGAAATGACCCCCCGCCAGCCCGACGCTCGCCAGCGCATTGCAGAGGCGACCAAGCATATCCGCAACACACAGGATCGGGCGGTCGCTCGATTCAATCTTTGGGCAAAGGAGCCAACACGATGAGCGGTTTCACGCCGGGGCCTTGGTTCGTATTCGACCAGCGCGAAAGCTATATGCGTTCGATTGGGTGGCCGGGGCCGTTCAATGATGCAATACTTATTTCGTCACTATCCCCAAAGGATGCCGTTGAGGCTCAGGGTGATAACTGCATTGTTGCCCGAATTTCATTCAACAATCGGGCCGAAAAACTTGGCGAGAACAATCTTGCTGATGCCCACTTAATCGCCGCTGCGCCTGATTTGCTTGAGGCTCTGCAACTGGCCTTGGAATATTGGGCGCACCGGCAACAGCGATACAAGAACCGCAGCCCTGTCTGGGTTCAAGACGCCCGCGCCGCCATCGCCAAAGCACTTGGAGAGCAGGCATGAGCCGCCGCGAACGCCTATTGAAGCAGGAGGCCGAACTTGAAGCCGCATTGCGTGTCATCCGCCAAGCACTGGCAGAGGATGCCAAGCGCAATCAGATTCCAGTCGGGCGCTATGGCGTCGGCCTCACACAAAAGAAAGCTGGCGACCTTGTGATGACCTCGCGCGGCTTTGTGCAGGTGCCCGCATGACCGGCCCTCTTCTCATCACGCTTGGCCTTGGTTTGGCCATTTACTGCGGTTTGCGGATTTATGGAGATAGGAAATGAACGGACACAATCGGCGCTTTTCAGCAGACCAAACACAGCGCGAACGTCTTGCACGTATTGAAGCGCCGGAACCGCCCACCGAGCAACTGCTTGGCTACGAGTATTGGGATGAAAGCGAGAGCGGCACTTACCGGCTGTCTACAGGCCAGTTCCTGCTTGCCAGCATTGTGGTTTGCATGGGCGCGATTGCGTTCGTGCTTTGAAAGGAAATTGAAATGCAATTCAGTGAAGCAATCGACAAGATCGCGCCTGCCTTTTTGAAGGCGCAGACCGAATGCGAGAACGCCAAGAAGTCGAACGAGAACGCGGCATTCAAGCAGAATGGCAAGGTGTCCAAATATGCGGGCCTGCCCGAAGTTGTCGCGGCTTGCCTGCCAGCTTGCCACGCTAACGGCATAGCGGTTGCCCAGGAACTTGGCGAAACAATCGACGGCAAGATGCACATTGAAACGGTGCTGCTGCATTCGACAGGCCAATGGATCAGGTCACACGGCTCCATTCCGCTGCCGAAGTCAGATCCACAAGGTTACGGCAGCGCGTCCACCTATGCGCGCCGCTACCATCTGGCGGCTGTCATGGGGATTATTCAAGAAGATGATGACGGGAACGCGGCTTCACGGCCCGTTGTGCAGGATATTGCTCACCCGCTGTCATCCAAAAAAGAAGGTGCAGGCCTGACAGATGCGCAATTCGCGGAACTGTCCACCCTGATCGAGACCGCAGGTGCTGACACGAAAGGCATCTGCGAGTTTTACAAAATCACCAGCATCAAAATGATGACGCCCGAAATGTTCCATCACGCGGTGCAGGCAGCGAAGGACGCGATTGACGGCCAGCAAAGGAAAGCAGCATGAACGACTATCTTGAAAAACTTCACATCCTGCCCTTTCATATGCGGGACAGCGTGCGCCTTTGGATCGAGCGCGGCATTGGGCCGGGGTCATTTCTAACGGCTGTTTTGTCGAACGATCTATTTGGCGCACTGGGTCGCGCTGATGAAGAAAATTCCCAAGCGCTTAAGTCTTATGGAGTGTATTTTTACAGCTACGCTCCGAGTGGATGCTACGGAAACCCGTTGCGTGTGGCCGAATGGGCAAAGCAAGGCGGGCTTGCAGGGCTTGGGATGTTGGAGGCCGCAGCATGAACGCGCCCGCCAAGATTGGCCACAACAATCCGCCCGTCGATCAGTTCGATGCAATCTCTGCGGACATTCTCGACCTGTTCGAACTGGCCGAAAGCGCGCTCACCGGCGAGCCGATTGCCAACCAGGATCAGGCCGACCAGATAAACCAGATTGCCAAGGATGCCTTGAAGGCGGGACAGGCAGCGGACGCCGCCCGCAAAGAGGAAAAGCGCCCGCATGACGAAGCCGCAAAAGCGGTGCAAGCCAAGTGGACGCCACTCATATCGAAGGCAGACCTTGCGCGCTCGACCGCCCTCAAGGCTTTGACGCCGTGGAATCTCGAAATTCAGCGACAGAAAGACGAAGCCGCAGCTAAGGCGCGAGCCGAGGCGGAAGCTCTGGCCGAGGCCGCTAGGAAGGTCGCACAAGAGGCCGCAGCGTCCGCAGACCTATCCGCACGCGCCGAAGCTGAAATCCTTCTGAAAGAGGCTGACAAGGCGACCAAGACGGCAAACAAGATTGAACGCTCCCCCACGGGTTTGCGGACGATCTGGCACGCCGAAATCACAGACCGCCGCGCCGCGCTCAATCACTATCTGAAAAACGCGCCGGATGAGTTTGTGGCCACGATCCAACGCCTCGCCGATCAGGACATTCGGGCAGGCGTCCGCAACATTCCAGGCATCACCGCAATTGAAGAAAGGAAAGCCGTCTAATGGCAAGCATCAACAAGGTTATTCTGATCGGGCGCTTGGGCAAAGACCCCGAAGTGCGCTCAATGAGCAATGGCAACGAAGTCGTTTCGTTTTCGCTGGCCACGTCCGAAAGCTGGAACGACAAGGCTTCGGGCGAGCGCAAGGAAAAGGCCGAATGGCATAATATCGTCATTTTCAACGAGGGCATCGGCAAGGTCGCCAAGCAGTATCTCCGCAAAGGCTCACAGTGCTACCTTGAAGGCCAATTGCAGACGCGCAAATGGACCGACCAGAACGGGAATGACAAATACACGACCGAGGTTGTGTTGCAGAAATTCCGTGGCGAATTGACGCTTCTCGATACGAAGCCAGCAAGCGAGCCTGCCAGCAATTGGGGTGGACAGACCGCCAGCCCGTTCGGAGGGAACGGTCGCACCTCCACACAATTCGACGCCGATCTGGATGACGGAATCCAATTCTGATGCTCCCGCCCCGTATCCCACGCAAAAGCGACAAGGCCGAACGTGGCAAGCGTTCACCGGCTCACCGTGCTTGGGTGCGGGGCCACGCATGTTCCGCCTGCGGTTCGCAAGTGGCAATCGAGTGCGCTCACGTCCGCAACGGGACAGACGGCGGGATGGGCATCAAGCCATCGGATCGCTGGTGCATTTCACTCTGCAAGGATTGTCATTCCAGACAGCACGGCATGGGCGAAATAGAGTTTGAACAGACTTATGGCATCAAGATGAAGGCGCTCGCAGAAGCGTTCTTCAAGGCCAGCCCTCACAGGGGGAAGTTGGATGTATAGGCCCGCGAGCAGGCCAGAGACGCTGGCCATCAATGCCGAGAACATGCGCGCCAAGCGTCTGCGCGATCCGTTATATTGGGAACACAACGCCACGCTTATGCGCGACCCCGACTTTGCGCGGATAAGCCGGAACTATGCGGAAAGGCTGCGGAATGGCTGACACGGCACCCCTCATCTGCGAACAAGTGCTAGGCTCGCTTCGTCCGGTCAACAAAGCCGCCCAGGATGCCTTCAGGGCCGTCAACGGGCGCTGCGTGGTCAAGATTACCAAGATGACCCGCAATCAGCGCAGGCGGGGCTTTTACTGGACCCTGCTTGACGTTGTGGCGGAGGTTTTGCGCGACCGGACAGATACGCCTTGGGACGCCGAAACGCTGCACGACGAACTGCGCAAGACGCTGCGCCTATATGATGGCCCGCCTTTGAAAACGCCAGCAGGCCGTGAAGTCTACCGCCTGAAAAGCACGTCTGACAAATCCATGACGGAAGTTGAGCGAGCAAGGTGGACAGACCGCGTGGTGAACTACTGCGAACACCTGACAGGCGTTGAGGCCAGGACATTGATTGACGAGGTTCGCGCCCGTGGCGGTGGCGAGCCGGATAGGGACGCAGCATGACACAGGAATCCACAAGGGAGCCGGGCGGCCTAATAAGCCGTCCGGTGTTGGATAGATGGCCCGGCCTGATGCGCCGAACAACAGCGGCCCGCTACTGCGAATTGGCGCTGGCCAAGTTCGAACGGGCAGTCGTTGCAGATGATTGAACATTACAGCCGCCAGCGGGACACGCGGAAAGCGGCGGGGACGGCGATGCGGAAATGGGAACAAAATAATTTATAAAAAAGTGCATTGTCGCTATTGACAGACGCGACAGTCGCCATTATTAGTTACGACATGAACAGCGAAACAAACATCTCAGCAACGGGCAATTCCGCCCACCCCACAAAGGAGGTTGCTATGTTTTCTTCTTCTCTCCAGGCGCTGTTCCTGCAAGCATCTCCGTTCGCTGCCAAGGGCCTTATTGCCCAAGGCTTCCCCTTCCTCGTAGCGGTCGAAAACGAGCGCGGCGAGTGGTTCTGGCTCAATGCCGAGAGCATTGACCATGCTGGCAATCTTGCCCGTAATTGGGTTGATGTTCTGAACGCGCGCGGCGCAAGCTGCTGGCGCATTCACCCTGACGGGAAGATCGGGCCTCGCCCATTCGCTACTGTTTTTTATCAGCCCGCATGGGAGGACGCAGCATGATTGCCGAAATTGAATGCCCGCAGTGCAACGGAACTGGCGAAGTGCTCGGTTCCACTGCCAATGTCCGCTCGCGTTATATCCGCTTCGATGATTTGGACCCCGGCGACTTTGGCGAACAATGCCCGAAATGCGCGGGGACAGGGGCGGTCGATTACGACCCTGAGGATGAAGTTGAGGAATGGATGCGCGAAGAATGAACTGGCGCGACGAACTGACGCCCAACGAGGCTACGCGGCTAGACGAACTCTATGCCGCGCGCCGTGCCAATCAGGACGAGATTAACCGCATCGCCAAGCGGTGCCGGAAGCGCATGGAAAGGCGGAACAAGTCATGAATCTGGCCATTGAACAAAACTGGCACGGGAAACGGAATTGGAAAAACGCGGATTTTTCCGCAGGACTCCGTGGCCCTTCCCTAGTGTCAAATTTAAACCGCCCAACCTTTTTCAGCGCCGCGCGTCGAATGGGGCGGGAAACAACCGAACGAAGCGCCAGGCATGGGGGGAATGGGTGATGGGTGCGTGCAGGACATGCGGCGGAAGCGGCAAGACCGCAGCGATGCGCTCGTGGTTTAGCGACTCGGGATATCGATGGATGCGGTGCGGCATTTGCGGCGGATCAGGGGAGTCTGCGTTCCAGCCATCGACAGAGTATGCCCGCTTTCAACGAGAAGCCCGAGCCGCCCAATGACCAGCATGACCCACAAAAAACGCGCGCTGAGTGATAGCGCCATCCTCGCCACACAAAAGGAACCAGGAGCATGACAGCAGAACAGATTGCGCGCTCGCTGACGGATGCGCAGCGGGAATGGCTGTTATCCGCCCTGCCGACGACGGAGAAGGTGGACAGGGAGCCATGCGCAGAATGGTGGGACAAGTGCCCCATGTATGTCGAGATTGGTGGCACTGACCACTGGCTTGGTTCGCGCGGAATGTGCAGCCCTGAGGGAGAGACAACATTCACCAGCGGATTTGAGCGCCTCACCCCGCTCGGCCTTCAAGTCCGCCAAATTCTACAGGAGCAAAACCATGACTGACACCTCGCGCGATGATGCGCTGATAGCGGAAGCCATACGGCTTGCTTACGGGCTGCTCTGGCACATGCGGATCGACACGCGCGACGATAATCTCAAGCTGGCATCAGACGCGCGCAAGGCCCTGCTTGCCGTCATATCGAAAGATGACCAGCTTCGAGGGATTGACGCCGCTAAGATGACCGATGGCCGCTTTACAGGTGCAGCATGACCAAACCAACGCCACGAAGCCCCAGGCATGGGGGGAATGGGTGATGGGTGATCCCGACGATTATGACGTCGAGTATGACACCGATTACGACCTCGGTCATTGCGCGAACTGCGACGGCGAAGGCTTTGTCTACGGCTGCTCATGGGATTGGCAGTGCGACACCTATGACGAGGGCGAAGGGACGTGTCTGTGCACCCGCCGCTGTGATTGGTGCAATCCTGCCAAGCCGACGAAGCAAGATGAAGAACTGCGCGCCCTGCTTGGCGAGATGTTGAGACGGGACACCCCAGCATGACCCACAAAAAACGCGCGCTGAGTGATAGCGCCATCCTCGCAGCAAAGGAGAAAGCATGACAACCCCAGCCGAAATAGCGCGCTCGCTGACGGATGAAACGCTGAGAGACATTAGCGCGGCGCTCGCCAATGCCCGTTACGCCTTAGAATACTGGCAGCGCGAAGCACTTGTTGGCGCACCTTGCGAGAAGTGGATCAACGATCCTTTGAGGCGTGGCCAGATTGAAATCAAAAACCTGAAACGGCTTGACGATATTGTCCGCCCACTGACTTACGGAGGCCCCCAATGACACAACCAACGGCTGAACAGCTAGAACTTGCGCGGGAGTGTGCCGTAACTGCCGCTCACTCCGCCCGCTTCGACGACGAGATTTTATCCTTCTGGGTAACAGCATGGTCTGACAGGGCAAAAGGTATTTTTGAGGAAGGCGCTACACAATCCGCGCTCCTCGCCATCCAAGCCACCGAAGCCCGCATGTCGGCGGCTGTGGAGGCTGATGTTGAGAAGGTAGCGCGCATAATCGATCCGTCATCGTGGGCCGTGATGGACGGCTACCT